GGAGTCGATTGGTGTAGAGATCGTCACTGCCATGTATAACCGACACCAAATGAACCACGATGGCGTGGCAGAAGAGCGTGTGGACGTGTTTTCCGTTAAGTTTGTGAATGATCTGTTGCAGCCCTATGCGGGCGAATTAGAGGAATTCAGGAATTTGTTGAAGGATGAAGAGGACGCAGATCGGGCAAAGGTGCGATTCCTATGAGAATGAAACCTATTAAACTGTTTTCCCTGGAAGAAGTAGGCCGGGATGAATTGAATAATCCAATCGTGGAGCCTGTGCTGATTGGTTTGTATAAAGGGGTGATTTCTCAATGGTCCATTGAAGAAATTGCCCTTTTAGATCGTGAAGTCACGAAAAACCAGCGGAAGCTTTTAACTGATGCTCCCAGGATCGTCATAAATCAAGCACAGCGCGTCGAAGTAGACGGGGAGACCTATTCCCTTCTGGAGGTAAAGAAAGACTTCCAGCGTTGGCGCTTGTGTCACGTGAAGGCTGATTCTCCATGATTCGGTATGAATGGATGGGAATCGAACCTTTGGCCAATGCTCTGAAAAGAAAAAGTGAGACCAATTTTAAAAAGGTGGAACGGAAAAACATTCTGGAATTGCGGAATCGGGCGGTTTCTTCGTCCAGTCCATCAAGTGGTGGAACACCAAGGGATACCGGGGAATTGCGTCTAAGCGCCACTGTCAATGCCGAAGGGGATACGTTCGGTTATACGAAGGATTATGCTCCACATGTTGAATATGGCCACAGAACAAGAAGCGGCGGCTATGTGCCTGGTCAGTATTATCTGAGGGCCAACGTGAACATTCAGCAGCCAATTTTTAAAAATGATCTGGTGGAAGAAATGAGGAAAAAGTAAATGCTGAAAAAACTTAACCTGTTGGATCTTCATAAGCCAATTCAGGACAGGATCCATGAGGGCACGAATTTAAAGTGCTTGGATGATATTCCAAAAAAGCAAAAAGCGCCTTTTACGTACCTGGACTTTGTTAATTCCAGGCCTAGAAATACAAAGACCATGTTTGTTCATGAATATATCGTTCATGTCCATATCCTTTCCCCTCCTGGGAGTAGTGTTCCACACTACAAAAATATCCAGGCGGTCGATGAAGCCTTAACGGAGTATATCCGGCTCCCTGAAGGTTATGAGCTTTGGGGACAGGTAGAAAGCGGCCTGGTGTCAAACTACATTGAACCGGAAACAAGGGAGCGTCATGCGGTCCTGGGTTTCCTGTTTAGGATCTCGTATGGCTTTAAAATAAAAATATGAGGAGTGATTGAGTAATGGCTTTTGAAAACAATCTTTACTGTGATTTTTCCGGTACGGCGACGAAGGCTGTAGCTGGTAAGGATATCCTCCTGGCAGTCTTTAACAGCACAGGAGATAAACTTTTGGCGGTGGCTGGCCAGCAGGGGCTTACCATTAACCGTTCAAAAGATTCTATTGAGGTTACATCTAAAGATACAAAGGGCGGCTGGAAAGCCAAAATCGGCGGTATGAAGGAATGGTCCATTGATAATGATGGGCTGTATGTCGGTGATGACGAGTCACACAAAGCGCTCAATAAGGCGTTTCATGATGATGAGTTTGTTTGCCTGAAGGTGGTTAACCAAAAAACAAAAGAGGCCATGTTTGGCGGCATCGCCATCGTGACCGATTATCCGATCGAGGCTCCTTATGATGATGCAGTGACGTATTCTATCAGCCTGGAAGGAAATGGACCATTAGTTGATTTGTCTGATCAAGATGGCGGCCTAATGCCAGGAGAAAAAGAAAAACCAGAACAACCAGAAGGTGCTTAAATTAGAAAGGAGAATGTCTTATGTTTGAAGTAGATGGAGATGTATTGGAATTAAGGTTCAACATGCAAAAGATTAAAAACCTAGAAAATATGTATAAGGTATCCTTAATGGCTGAATTAAGCCATGGAAAGGGAATTTTGTCCTTTCACCTGCTGGAAGGACTGTTCTCGGTCGGGTTGTACAATGTAACCCAGGAGCAAACTGTCAAAGGGAAAAAGGCCCAGGAAATCTTCCAAAAACTTTTGGAGGAGAATGGTTTTGGCGATTTGAATGCCGCAGTTGTCACCAAGCTCCAGGAAGACTTGGGTTTTTTGTTCCGATAGATCTTGTCGAATATGAATTTTTCGATACGGATCAGGTTGAGCCTAGAACGAACAAGCAAAAAGAATTAGCGGAGTTAGCAAGGTCTTATTCGTATGAACGAGATCTTGCTTTTTTTGTTGTCAATTTCGGTTTCACCAAAAGGGATTACAACGAATTAACCGATTTGGAAAAAGCATTCATCTACAAGGCTTATGAAACAAAACTTGTCAATGAGATGACCCATATCAGAAACGCTGTTTTGAACGCGGTAAACAACGCTTTCAGAAAGAAGAACAAAAAATTTATCGATCTCTACAAGAAAAAACAGGCCAAAGCGGACAAGGAATATAACCATAACGCGATCCAAGTTATCCATGAAATTGAAGAAAAAGAAGGAAAGTCCTGGGTTGACCGGATTTATAAGGAATCGGGTTTGAAGAAGCCGGAACGGAAAGTAGGTGACTAAATGGCAGACTACACTCTTACAGCGAAATTAATAGCGGATGCTAAAGGGTTCCAGGCTGGATTTCAAAGAGCCCAGGCTTCCCTGGCAAATCTACAAAATAAAGTTTCCTCTGTCGGAAATCGGTTTTCTTCAATTGGCAAATCAATAAGTGGCGTAGGAGATAAATTAACACGAAGCATAACCATTCCGGCGGTTGGAGCAACGAGTGCTTTGACCGGTGTAACGCTTGTAAAAGGTTTTAATCGGTTAGTTGGAATTGATACTGCCAAAGCAAAACTTAAAGGGTTAGGTCATGATGCAGGTAGTGTTGAAAATATCATGAATTCAGCCCTCGAATCGGTCAAAGGCACATCATACGGATTAGATGAAGCGGCGACAACTGCGGCCAGTGCTGTTGCGGCTGGGATTAAGCCTGGTAAAGAGTTGACGAGGTATCTTTCATTAACCGGGGATGCCGCGGCGATTGCTGGAGCAGGAATGGACGAGATGGGTGCTATTTTTAACAAAGTCCAAACAGCACAACGAGCTTATACCGGCGATCTGAATATGCTTGCTGACCGAGGATTGCCAATCTATCAATGGTTGGCAGAAGAAGCTGGCACTACAGCGGAAGCTATCAGGGATATGGCATCGGAAGGAAAAATTTCCTCTGAAATGTTCCTGAACGCGATTGAAAAGAATATTGGCGGAGCGGCGAAAATCATGGGACAAGAATCATTCACCGCGGCGATCGCTAACATTTGGGCTTCTGTGGCAAGGATAGGGGCCAACTTTCTTGATGCCGGTGGAAAAGGCGGCGGTTTCTTCTCTACGATGAAACCTTTACTCGCTGATTTTAATGAACGATTAGGGGTTGTAGAGGATAAGGCGGCCGATCTTGGGGTGAAGTTCGGTGAGGCTTTTAACGCCTTTTTGACCAAGGCGGGGGAATTAAAAGCGAAGTTTGATGAATTATCGCCATCGATGCAAGGGTTAGTTTTAAAAGCAATCGCCATCGGTGCTGGGTTCATGGTTGGAATTGGCCCAGCTTTAAAAATCGTTGGAACCTTAACTTCTGGTTTCGGATCTTTAATTAGTTTTGCATCGCTGTTACTTAGTCCTATTGGCCTGGTTGTCGCCGGAATAACGGCGCTGGCTGTTGTGTTTGGTGTAGCGATGGCAACAAGTGAAGAATTCCGCGGGAAAGTGTTTGGGGCCTTCCAATCAATCCAGGAGGTTGTCTCTAATGTTGTATCTGTCGTCCTGCCAATCCTGCAGAATATGTGGACCGGGGCAGTTGAAGGAGTGCAGACCTTTGCAAGTGAAATTGGCGGAAAATTGCTTAGTATCTTTGAAACGATCGGAAACGTCATTACAACTGTTGTAGAAGCAATAGGCCAATTTGTTTCAAGCATCGTAGACGGATTTCAAGGCGCTGGAGGCCAGGTAAATACTCTGTCTGCACTGTTCCTTGGCTTTAATCCGGTACTTAAAATCGCAATGCTTGTTCTGTCCGAGTTTGGCCCACAAATAGCGACTGGATTCAGTGAGATCGCTTCAATGGCAATGCCTTTACTGACGTTGCTAGGGGAATCTTTAGGTCAACTAGCGGCAGCAGTAATTCCTATGGTAATGAATGTCATTAGCGCACTTTTACCAATCGTCGTGAACCTGGGAACAACCATCATGGAGATTGCAATGGCGGTCATTCCGATTTTGATCGATGTATTCATGCAATTACTTCCAGTTGTTATGTCTTTGGTTGAAACCATAGCTGGGATTATCTCTAAAGTAGCGCCGTTGGTATCGGTATTAATTGGTGCTTTGTTGCCTGTTTTAACGATGCTAATTGAAACGATTATGAACATCGTTCAAGCAGTGGCTCCAGCCCTCATTGCAATAATTGAAGCAGTGATTGCAGTTTTTGACGCGATCATTCCTGTGATTATGGCGGTGCTATCTGTAGTCGTCGATGTGCTGGCAAATATCATCGCAGCCATTACACCAATTATCTCCTTTGTGGCCATGGTGATTTCGACGATCATTAGCATTATTGCGCCGATAGTCACTTTTATAGCCGGAGTTATCAAGAACATTTTTAGTGCTATAACTCCAATTATAACTTTCGTGTCGGGGGTTTTTAGCACGGTGTTCAGCGTTATATCTAAGGTTTTTAGAAATGTGCTAAACACCATAACGGGGGTAATCCGGACTATTTCTAGTGTCATCAGCACTTTAAGTAGCGTTGTGTCTCGTGTTTTCAGCAAAATCTTTAGTATCGCAACTCGCATCATGGATAAAGTGAGTTCTGTCATTTCGGGCGTATTTGATGGTATAAGAAATGCCTGGGATGGTCTAACGGGCTTTGTGAGCGGGGTGTTCGATGGAATTCAAGGTGCAGTTGAGACGCTTGTTAGCCAGGTGAAGGGATTTGTAAATGGCGTTATCGAAGGAATAAACGCAGCCATTGGTTTAATCAACAAGATTCCTGGTGTCAGCATTTCCAAGATTCCTCAACTTGCCAGGGGGACGGATGATTGGGCAGGAGGATTCGCAAGAATCAACGAGGGTGGCCGGGGTGAGCTGGTCATGCTCCCATCCGGCACCCAGGTGATCCCTCATGATGTCAGCATGAGATATGCCAGGGAAGCTGGCAGATCGCATTCACAACTTTATCAGGATAACTCCGACTTTATGGAGCCGGTAAGCGGTGGCGGCTCGAAAGAAATCATTATTCCAGTCGTTTTAGAAGGTAGGGAAATTGCAAGAGTAACAGCACCTTATATGGACAGGGAACTCGGAAGGAAAAGAAGTGACAGGACAAGGGCAGAAGGGGGTTTTTAAATGTTAAACTACGATAATTTTAACTTTAGTCCGTATTTAACCGTAAACGACATTAAACGGCCAATACTTCCCCCTCAGTCCTTGGCAACTAAAACTATTTTGGGGCGTGATGGAGCATATTTCTTCCAAAAACAGCATGAGCCTATCATTCTTCCTGTATCAATTACGGTAATAGAAGAGACAGCCATAAATTATCGTGAAAGGATTCGTTTTCTATCAGGTAAGTTGAATAAGCGTGAGCCTAAGCCGATTGTGTTTAGTGACGAGCCGAATATGTTCATTGAAGGAATTATTCAAGATACAACCGAAATGGAAGAAGTTTTATCAATTGGGCAAGGTGATTTAAACTTCTTTTGTCCGGATCCTTTTTATTATGCAATTGAGGATGAAATTTTCACATTCAAAGCTCCTGGAACCTATTCCATTGTCCGAAATAAAGGAAATACAGAATCATTGCCAATCATTGAAATCAAAGGCACAAATGCTTTGGGAGCTATCACTGTAGAAACCGACAATGCAAAAATCACTTTTGACGGGAAACTATCCAGCGGTGAAATATTAGTCTTTGACAGCAAATATATCACATCGTATATCTTGCAAACTGATGGGAAAAAGCGTTCAGCAAATAATGATATTGATTCAATGACCTTTCCCTATTTTGAAATGGGAAGCAACAATATAAAAGTGGCTACTGTTGGTGATGCAACAGTTTCAGAAATAAAGGTTCATTCAAAAAGCAGATGGACATAAGGGGGCGTGAAAAAAGTGGCCAAAACACCTTACAAGGACTTATCCAGCGAATCTATACTGTCTGCTCACATTTCAGGATTACAACATGATATAAATAAGCTGCAAGAAGTTTTAAATTTACAAGTGGCCACGGCTACCAATCACAGGTTGAGGCCAGTAATAGATCAGGATGATCCTGCTTTGCGCTACAGAATTTATGAGGGAAGTGTAAGAAACTGGTTAAACAATCCTGCGCCTATTGTTTATAGAAACGGCCAAGAAATACCCGCCAACGAATATATAATTCAACCTGCCTATGGTGTTGTTGTATTTGAAAGACAGCAGAGCGCAAATGATGTTATCACAGCAGACTTTACGCATATTGTTAGTGAGTCCAAAACGATTAATGATATTAATGCTGAAATAAGTGAAATAAGGGATGAAATTGAAAATATTGGCGGCGGCGGGGGCGAACTTCCCGATAATTATAACATTTTGGGCGGTGTGGCTCCGTATTTTTTTTTACCCGGCACATATTTATCCCATCAAAGGCGTGACTACCATCCTGTGATCAGGGGAGAAGATGGAACACTTGTTTATAATCCATTCACTCATTATCCTGCATTCAGGGTTCTTGTATATGCAAATACATTAGACGCCTTTCCGTTCCCATTATCGGTTCAAACCACGTTTAAACGCGCAGGCATTATGCTAGGTTCAGGGACTAATGCGAGGGTCCGTATCGGTTTGTATAAAGATAACGGCCATCTATATCCGGGGGAATTAATTTTTCAAAGCCCCATTATTACTGTTGAACCAGAAAAATGGGGATACGCGGAAATAGATGAAACTATTCCCCCAGGTCTATACTGGATTGCTCGTCATGATGGAAACAACGCTAACTGGAATGGATTGGAAGAAGGAAGCGTCATCCAAATAAACAGGTTTAATGCTGAAACATTCATAAGGGAATTAGCAGAAAGACCTAATCCTCATACAACAGCGGGCGGTTATCGTGCAACTAACATTCCATTTGGAAACATGCCGAGTACATTTCCTAGCGGTATCGAACCTTTTAAAAGGACGTATTATTGTTCTCCTTGGCTTGTAACGGAATGAGGGAATAAATGATGCTGAAATATAACCAATCAGAAATATACAATCAACTGGAAAAAGTAAAATACAATAGTCGATCATTCAGCGCAGATAAAGAACGTATTCCCCTAGCCAGGGCCCAATTGATGGTTTTTAACAGAAAAGGTGAAAGGTTGGGAGTATTAGAGAATGCAGACGAACCTATTTTGGAGCAGGAAATCAACAGCATTGATACACTAACCTTCAGCTTACCCTTTACTGATCCAAAAAAAGAATATATTCAGAATGAAAATTATGTCCAAATAGCAGACAAACGTTATATCGTTCGGCGTATTAATAAAATCCGTTCAGCAAGCACTTTTGAAATACAAGTCTATTGTGAAGCCACTTGGTATGATCTGCAACGTTCCGAACCTATGAAAGTTTGGAAGTGGGAAAATGCTACTCCGGCAGAAATGTTATATGACATGTTAGATGAAACTGACTGGAACGTTGGAAGGGTTGAAATCGATCAAAGACGGAACCTTGACTTGGAAGAAAGTTTCGTTAATCGTATAAAGGCTTTACGTGAGCTTCCTAAAGTCTTTGATGGTGAACTAGACTTTGATACAGCTAATAATTTAGTTCATTTTATAAAACCTATCGGAAAAGATTCAGGTGCTTCAATCGTATATCGAAAAAACATGGAAGAGATTGATGCTGAATACAGTACAGAGGAATTGACCACAAAACTTTATTTGTACGGCAAAGAAAATCTTTCTATTAAAGATGCCCATCCTAAAGGATTAGAGTATATCGAAAACTATCAATATACGAAAGAAAAGTACGTTCGAGTGACAAAAGACGAACGCTTCACAAACCCATACCACTTGTATGAAAGGGGATTGTACGCCCTTGACGTTTTAAGTAAGCCAGTAGGCTCATACATTATTAAATTAGCGGATTTATCAGCGTTGACAGGATTAAGTCATGAAAGCTTTAATCTTGGTGATAGTGTATGGGTGTACGACACTGAACTTGATCTGAATGAACGTAAACGTATCATGAAATGGCGCTATAACGTAAAAAGACCTTGGGACACTGAAATTGAGCTAGAAAATCCCAGGCCTACAATGAGTAGCCTCCTAACAGGGATTCAGGAAGGAGACAGCTTTTTACAATCTGAGGATGCTGTCCAACGTGACGACATGCTGAATTTGAGTGTTTTCAACTTGCTTTTAAACTCAAGGGCTGACGACGGTTTTTCTTATTGGCAGAATACAGGATGGGAAATTGATCCAATGAATGGGTATAGCGGCAACTCTTCCTTTAAAGCAGTGGGGGAACCGGGGAGAAAAAAAGAGCTAAAGCAGGTTGTTTATCCATCTCATCGTGATGAATACTCTATCAGTTTTAGAGCCAGTACGGATAATATCCAACTTGGACCTAATGGGAAAGTTGGGGTATATGTAACTATCAAATATGAAGATGGTACAGAAGATGATCCCGTCTTTATCCCTCTGATTGAAGGTGAAAGTTAATGATATTTTTTTCGGAATATAATAAGACAATCAAAGTGCAAAATCCAAGTAAAGGCGTTGAATCAATTGAAGTTGCTTTGGTAATTGATGATGTTCAAAAAGGCACTGCCAATATTACTGATTTCATGCTACAGGGCGGTAGAATCTCAACTGTTTGGGTTTACCACCCAACTGAAATCAGGTGGTCACATGATGGATAAAGATGAATTTACCCGATATTTAACCACTTTTAAGCATTACAGCTCAAAAAAAGTAAAAAGCATTGAATTAAATATAAGTGCGGAAAATGTTGACAAAGGCAATATCAGAATAACGGATATTCAATTGCAAGAAGGAATGCAGGCAACTGGTGAAATTCCTGCTACTCAAGACATTTTGGAATTGACAAGATTTAATATTGATGAATCCCATAATGCAACAACATATGAAAATGTTTATTTAGGGGATCAGCCGCAAACATTTTTCCATTTGGAAGAACGTTTTTTTAATGTTATGGGTAGAGGATTCGAAACGATCACGATACCAAATGTTTACCATGAGGATTACAGAATTCCTATTTTAACAACAGGGCTGGATTTAACGCTATATCCAAAAAATGATTATGATTTCCTTAGAATTACGTCCTTTTATGGTGGTTTTATTGAAAATCAGTATGACAGAACATACACAGATGAAACGCTTGAAAAAAACCCACTCAATTACCGTTATACAAGGGAATTTTGTTTCCCCGGGGGGAAAATAGGTGATGAAATCATACTGAGTGCCGCTAAACAAAGAGCAAGTGTAAATGGAAAAGTCATTGGCTTGGGTGTGCAAAAATTTAATGTTGGCCAGTCAAGCGATTATGACGGAATTAAACCCGTCTATTATAGAAATCGACAAAGGTTTATGTTGCTCCCGGTAGGTGCCACAAGAATAAATATTCAATTTATGAAAAAAGAGCAAACAGGCAATTTAATCTATATGGTTGATGCGGGAATTGGCTTCCATGGAATAGCGGAGTTCAAGCAGTGGACTTGGGGCGTGAGTAAAATATGAAATTCATGAGTTGGTCACTGAATGTACCTTCAAGCCTTGTATTTGACAGGTACATTCAAAAAATTGATGGAGAATGGAAAATAGTTGATCCTGACGGAATCAAAACGTGGGGAGATACAAACCGAAATTTTTTCCATATGTATGAAATGTATCATGATAAAATTACATCATTTGGAATGCACGAATTTGGTGTCTGGATTGACGGAACCATTTATAACTTTAGAATATCCAACAATAATAATGACAGGAAATGGGAGGATGGTTATCCCGTTTTAAATGCTGATGAAACAGCCATTCAAAGTTGGGTTCCGACTTCATTACAATATCTGATGGAAAACTATCCCGATATTGAATATGCCTTGCAGTTTATCTGTTTTGGACAAAAGGTTGATCGAATTTTACATTTGAATAGGGAGACAGTGCAAAATACGTTTATCCGACAAGTAAAAAAGATCGCTGAATTATACCGGGAGCGTTGGCCGAATGTCGTTACAATCGAAATTGACTTTGAAAAAACTTACACGTTACAAGACGGTGAGCCTATTTACTATCTTAGAGAGGACCCGAGTAAAGGAGTCGAGGGTTATGCAGATGGAAATGATTGGACTGTTTATGCAAATTTTTTAAAAAGAATTAAAGATGAAGTCTGCATACCTTTAGGGATGAAACTAAGGGTCAATATGTATGCCATGACAGGTGATTTTAACCCACACTATTACGGATGGCATGATTATAAAACGCTTGCTGCTGTTAGGGATAAAAACGGAAACCAAGCAATTGATGAATTTCAACTTATGACATATGATTTTACCTATGCTTATTCGGCTCCAGGTCCTTCTACACCATTATGGTGGTTGAAAGATGTATTAGAACATGTTAAGGATTCCTTACCAACTGAAAAAACCTGGATTGGAAACGCTGGATACGGTAGAAGATGGGGTTTAGATGCACAACAGCCTGGGAATGCAGTTACTTATCATCAATTGGTGATGTGGCAAAATGGTATGTATGTCCATAACCATGGCGAACAGGATCAAGGGAAATGGATTTGGCATGACCAGTCTTGGTTGCCGATTACGGGTTTTAATGATGCCGGTTCGGGCTATCAGGTTACGTACCCCCATCTGTATGATAAATTTTTAGTGGAATACGCTAAACCAGTTGAAGGGCGTATAAATAAAACATCTTTTGCTGGTCAAGATCTGATAACTAGCTATTTTAAAAGCCAACAGCCCATATTCACGGGCATCAAAAGTGTTGCAAATAAACTTAAACACAGCGGCCACGTTGATGCTCTCTATTCCAGCAATGGAATAGAAATCCCGGAAAAATATTTGGGAAAAACCTATCATTTTCCAGGGGCCTATCGAGCAAATAAGGCACGTTACCAATACGATGAAAATACCGAATCCTGCGTGCCCGCTTCAGATGATAGTGGTAAAAATGGTTTAATTAGGTTTGATTTTGGTTTAGAACAAGCTGGAAAATACAAGTTAATAGCACTTGTCCACTTCAATACATTCACAAATAACCAGATTAATTGTTCCCTGAATGGCAGTAATTTTACTATTGGGGGAAATAAACTTGAAGATTGGTGGCCGTTTTATGTTGATCAATATGCATGGTTAGAAGTAGGAACATTTAATTTTAGTACATCAAATACAATTACAATCGGCCCGAGTACGGGATATATTTGGGGATTTGTTGTCTGTGAGGATTTTGATCAAAACTTTAAAGGCGGGACTGTCGAATTTGCCAGCTATTTAGCTCCATATTACAAGCGTAATAGTAATGGAAAACCTGTCAAGACGGAAATACCCAAGGAAATGGTATTAACAGGAGAACTATTAAGGAGACCACCGAGACCGGCCATTATTTTTGAAGATATTTTTAGCCACCATTTGAGTAATGAGGAACCTGATAAATTTAATATAATATCGCTGCCTTATTACATGCGGATTCAAGATCATTGGGAATCGGGTAGCAATAAAGTTTACTATGAAAAAGAAAAGGCCTATGCCTGTACCGATGATCAAGGAATTAGAAAAATTGGATTTAGCAATGGAGACTGGATTTTACAAAATGATGGTCGGGTTAAATCAGGTGCAAATGCTGGAACGTCCAATCAATTAGTTTTGTATCATCCGCTTTCCTGTAATGTTGAAGTGCGGGCGGATATTGCTGTCAGCGGTACCTATCCTAAAGCAGGGATAAGGCTTTGTGCCGATGAAGAAGGCAACGCCAAAAAAGGTTATTTGGCATTGTTAGATTATCGACAAAATAAGGTCGTTTTGGCTTACGAGGATGGCAAAGGCGGGTTTGAGGAAATCGCCTCGGCCTGGATGTCGGATTCGCTGATCAGTTTAAAAGGCCAAACAGTTAGCGTTTATGCCACGGTTCACAATAATAAGGCTTATATCCGTGTAGGTAGGCAAGAATATTTAAAAGGTATAAGCCTTTCCAATGCTGCTTCCAAAAGCGCACACGGTGTTTATGTTGAAAGCGGGACAGTTGTTTTATCCCTCTTTAATGTATCTACCACGGACCGTTATGAACCCTTAGAAAAATTGGAAGTTGAAATTCATGGTCAAGTCCACAAATATGGTGAAGTTGAAAGATTCGATAAAAATAATAATCGTATTCCTTATGACGATTTTGGATATTTAACCTATTCAGGTGTTGATATTGGAGAAACCGAGCCAAAGGGTACTGAGTGGGATGAAGATTACAACAACCTGCCGCTTGCTAAGGTTCAGTCCTGGACGGGGCAAAAGAATATCAGGGTTCGAATGGTCGATGCTGGTATTTGGTTTACCAAGTTTTTTGTGGGAGATGCTCAAGGATTTTCGGTTGCATATAACAGCGATTTTATCGGTTTTGTGGAAACAATTAAAATGCTTTATAAATACGGATGTAGAGGGGTAGCGATGTGGACAATGGGACAAGAAGATCCCTTGATATTTAATTATCTCCCTGATTTAAAATGAAAGTAGGTGTGCTGGTGGATACTTTTGATATGGCAAATATAACAAATTATTTTCTTGCACAAGGGCCGTTCGCGGTCCTTTTTGTGTGGCTTTTTTGGTACCAATTAAAAAACAGTGAAGGGCGAGAAATAAAGTATCAAGATCTTTTACAAGCCATGACAGAGAAATATGACGATATTACAAAAGAACTTAAAGAAGTTAAAGAACGATTGCCGGTTAAAAGGTAATCGTTTTTTATTTACTTGAAAGGGGGTGAATCTGATGTTTGAACTTGAAGCGTATGGAATTGTTTTAATTCCTATTATTTTGGGGTTAGTTGAAATCGGAAAAAGTTTAGGGATGCCTAAAAAGTACTCGCCTGTTGTGTCTTTAATACTTGGAATCCTGGCAGGTATTGTTTACGTACATCCTGACAATCTTGCGGCGGCAACTCTCGTCGGAATAGCTCTTGGATTAGCAGCAGTTGGTTTATATTCGAGTGGGAAAAACATCGTTGAAAAGGAGTAACGTTCATACATTGCTCTTTTTTATTGAAAGGGGGTGAAGTCAATGTTTTTGTGGCCTACCACTACAAAGCGCATCACGTCTCATTTTAGACCAAGCCATCGCCGGGATCATCATGGACTGGATATAGCGGATCCAGGAACCCACCAGGTTTTTGCAGCGGCTGATGGGACTGTTTCTCGCTCCTATCGCTCTGCCAGCTACGGTGAATGCGTGATGATCGTTCATTCCATCAACGGTCAAACCTGGGAAACGGTTTATGCTCATATGCGTGCTGGATCTCGCAGGGTGAGTGTCGGTCAAAAGGTGAAGCGCGGTCAAATCATCGGGATCATGGGAAATACCGGCCATAGTACAGGCCAGCATTTGCATTTTGAGGTTCACCGTGGCCGGTGGAACATCAATAAAACAAATGCAGTGGACCCATTGAAATTTATTGGTACATCTGTTTCATCTCGCACCAAGACTTATAAGGTTAAAAAAGGAGACACTCTCAGTGGCATAGCTAAAAAATACGGTACTACTATCAAAGTGCTCCAAAACCTTAACGGCATTAAAAATGCAAATTTGATTCGAATTGGACAAACGATAAAGTTGCCGGGCGGCGGGTCATCCAAGAAGAAACTCTATCTACCCGCATCCGCATCTAGTTGGCGAGTTTATCCACTGAACAAAGCGCCGCGAAAAGGCAATGAAAAAGGATTTTTAAATCCGGCTAAGTTTGGCGGACTCACGTACGACATACTGGCCAATCCTCAAAAAGATGTTTACACAATCCAAACCTCTGATTTTGGAAAAGTAAACATTTATGCCGCGCCAAGTACAGGGGCCGTTATAAGTTAGTACGGCCCTCGTGGAGAGAGTAAGCAAGTATGTAACTTGGTTTAATAGCCTAGAGCTTCCTTCTAGGAAGACTTTTTTCAAAAAAATAAAAAGGAGTCGTTTTTTTATGGCTGAAACTATGTTGAAATATTCCCCTAGTGGTAGGTACCTTGCTGAGGTAATTTTTGCTACAGATGCAAATGTTTATTCTGCGAGAGCAACGTCTGTAGATATAAGTGGATGGTGTATTGAACAGAGTTTTACGTACACATACTACTACAATCTAGTTATTGAACGCTACAATGGACGTGTTTGGTTGACAATGCAACAGTGGACGGGACATTTTAAGCGAAGCATTCCAACTAAACGTTTCATGTTAAAGGGAAAACCAGCTGGTAACTATCGAATTACCGTATATATCAACATAGGTTGCCGCAACTGTGGAAAAACTTATATTAATCGTTCCGGTCCATTCTTAGTAAGGCGATAACAAGCGAATAGTGTAATACATGCTACAGTTAAGGGATTATGGTTCAATTAAAACCTGGCCTTTTTGTAGGTCCGGTTTTTTATTTTATATGGAATTTTTTCCGAATCTATTTTAAGCTATAAATAGATCGGTGGTGACAATTTTGAAAAAACACTTTATCATTTTTAGCTCTATTTTTCTCGTTTTTATAAGTGGTTGCTCTCCGGTAAAAGAACAACAACCAAAATTAAAAATTGATGAAACAGTCAAAAAAGAAGTCAATAAGGATATAAAAGAGCTTGTTTCTACATTTAATAAAACGATGAGGGAAGACGTTTCAGATAAATCGAAGGAAAGCGGCCATGATAAAGAATATAACCAATACTTGGAATCAATGGCTTTGGCTACTTCTTTGTCTGAATTAACCGGTGAAGTTGACGATAGTCTTAGTAAAGATTTTAAAAACTTGGGAAGGTTATCTTTAATCATCGAGGAAGAATACACTAAAAAAATCGATGCAATAAATTCTGGTCAAGACGTACCGAAGGAATCCATTAATAGATTAGATACATCCATTAAGTACGTTCTATACATTCTTAACGATCTGGATATTATACTAAATAATAAAGAAGGAAATCTTAAAGGTTATTCTCACTATGCCAATGGCGAAAAAGTAGATGCAGTAGATTCCATGACGGAATTAGACACGATAAAATAATTAGAGTATTCGTTCTGCGACTTTACACAAAATTTAAGTTTGTCGCTAAATGAGACACTGACTTTTAAATTACATCAATCACCAGGCGTACCAATGGTTTTACGCCTGGGATTTTTTTTGCTACCGATAATCTATCTTATGTCGCTTATGTTCTTCACAGCGGTGTCGCGCTGATGTATAAAAACCTGTGGATAACCCTGTTGGCAATGTGAATTATTCTTTTTGCGTACTAATTTCGGTATTTTGACTATTTTTGTTCTCCTTTTGAATAATATTTTACTAACCTAAAAGGAAAGGGGGGAATGGGCATGTGGACAGTTTATAATCTGATGGCTGAATTGTGGCATAAAAAAACCTCTGGGCATGATCTGAGCCGAGAGGAAATGACAGAATGGAAGAAAGTATGAAATAAAATCAATATATAGTGAGATTTTCCGGGGCAACCCGGATTTTTCTGTTAAAATATAGATTGCGGTCGGTTCGTCCTGTGAAGGGAGGGAACCAATTGGATAGCGAAGAGAAAAAGCAAAAGTCCAAGCTGGCGACAGCTTGGGACTATGCATTGCGTGTTCTTGGCACAATTAGGATCTTGTTTTGGCTGTTCAATCGTAACGATTAACAGCTGATTGCATCTATGCACCGAAGCCAGGCGGTTTCATCCTGGGGCGACTGACCATCGCCTTACCGTACCCTTCACTCAGAACCGGGGATGTTGCTGTTGGCTTTCGGTGCTTTTATTATATGCAATCTTTTTTATTTTAAACATGAAAAAACTCCGGGCTGACCATTTCCCGGAGTTTTTCTTATTCCAATTGGATAGCGTATCGTGTTTTAGCACGATCTTGTTTTCATTACTAGTTTACCACAATGGTTGTTATTTTAACACATTTTTTTGATTAAAAACTTTTTTATCGCCTTAAAAGTCGTTTACACGCGATTTTAGGGGTTTTTACGTTTTCATGACCAATAGGTATCGACTGGTTGAAAAAATCAAATCCTGGCCATTTCAGAGCGGGAACACTTGTTTTTGCGGATTCGTTTGTCATTCCATCCAGCCTTTTTCTTTGAATACTTTCTTTACAGCTTCATTCACGATCTGTGATTTGATTCCTCTTCCACCTTGTCGGCCGAGTCGGTCAATGGCAGCGGCAACTTCTTTTTCAAAATAAATTCCTTTTAAGATATGCGTTTTGTCTTTCTTTTTGTTTTCCTTGAGAACCTGATCAAGCGGATCAATATTATCGTTTTCTTTATCACTTAAATTATCGTTAACATTGGTGTTATTATTAATATTAATTTTATCGTCATCGCTATCATTAATGTTGCGATTAGCGACGTCATCAAAACCTGCGATCGTTCTTTTCTTTCTAGCCATCAGCGTCCATCTCCTTTGCCAATTCAAAGTAAGAGGCTATAAGCGGGTTGTTCCGGTCCGTAAGTGTAGCAGGTAGTCCATCCATCGCGACACTCGAAGCAAACCGCACTGTCCTCGGTATAATTGTATCAAAGAGGGTTATGCCATTGTTTATGCAATACGCGCGACACTCCTGCAGGATCTGGCTATGGAGATAGGTGCGGCGATCCACCAAAGTGGCTACTACTCCTAGCACACTTAGGCCCTGATTGAAACGTTCTTTAAAATCATCGATGGCCTTTAAAATTTTTACCAATGATCGCATGCTGTAGCTTTCTGGCTGAAACGGGATTAGCACGTGGTCAGCAAAGCTTAAGACGTTGCCCTGGGTTAACCCAAGGTTAGGAGGGGTATCAATCAAGACCACATCGTAATTGCTTAGAATCGGCTCCAGGTGCTTTCTCATTAACTGGAACGGTTGAGGGTACTGGTTGATCTTGGTCAAAATGTCAAACTCAAAGAAAGCCATATCATCGTTGCATGGCATAAGATCTATATTTTCATATGCGTTGACAATGGCCTGGTTCGGCGGCAGACCATCCACTAAAACGTCATAGATCGTGCTGTCGAAATTGTCCGGATTCAATCCGAAAGAAAGCGCAGCATTCCCCTGGTTGTCCGTATCGATGATCAAAACCTTTTTCCCCTCAAGAGAATACACTCCGGCCAGGTTTGTGGTGATCGACGTTTTTAATACGCCACCCTTGTTGGTGCTAACAGCGATTACTCTTGTCATTTTCCCCACTCCTATTCGTTTAGCCAGTCATAAAATAAAATGCTGTTATTCTGTCTAATGGCCTGGCGTCTTTGTTCCGCGGCCAACTCTCTCTCATATTCATCCTGGTCATTTTGCAGCATGTTCTTTACCGTTGTGTAAAAATAAGCTCCGATGTCCTTACGAATGGCTCTTTTCTTATATTGCTTGATGGTTTGCTTAAGGGCATCAATGGCGATGGCTGTTTCATTTGTGAGTGTATAGTTGATTTTCTCTTTGGCGATGCGCACCCGGTTCCACAGGTTATCAATCTCGATTGCGTTGAATCCGTACTTTGCTAGATCTACGAATTCTTTTGGTACTCGCTTGTCAACAAATGATTTATCCATTTCTATTTTTTCAGGATCCGGCTTACGTATATCGTTATTATTCTTTTCTCTAAAAGATTTAGTTTTAAAGATCTTAGTTTCGTGTTCATTTTTTGGCGGCTCGTCCGTTGGTATGTCTGCTTTTGTCGGTTCTTCCCGATGTGACATTTCCGGTGTGACATCCGATGTGACATGCTCTGGGAGAGAAAGGTCAGGTTGCTTGTTTATCACTATCACCGTGTGGCCGTATCCACCTTTTTTTCTGATGGTCTTAAGGCGCTTAATGGCTCCTAGTTCCTCCAGCTGCTTAAGCGCTCGGTGGATCGTTCTGGCTGCCTTTCCTACCAAATCGGCCAATGTTGCTATTTTAGTCCAGCAGACGCCTGGAATCTTGATTGCGAATCGCGATATAGTTTTTAGTGTTAATGCTGCAGCTGGCATGAGTTCGTGCTTGTGATGGTAAAGGAACGAGCGTATGGCGTTATTGAGTTCTTCCTTATTTTCAAATGTTTTTAGTTGTTTCATAGCGTTGTAGTCGGCTGATGCGATTTGCATAAAAAATCCCTCCAAAATATCTTATTTTGAAGGGAACCAAAACCGAATGGATTCTGTTATTGCATATTACACCCTTTTTCGGGTATAATAGCAGTAACAAAATAATGTTTAAACCAAACTCCGGGTAGAGTTTTTGGTTATTTAATTGGTTTTGATTCCCTTGGAAAGTCGGTGTTGGCGCACCGGCTTTTCTCTTTGTCTATAACTATACTCTATTTAAAAAATGGTAGCAATAACTAAAATTAGAAAAATCGGTCATGTCAAAAAGGTATGTATTTTGTCCAGGCATTCCTGGACGATCTTCTGTGGCGCTTCTCCTTCTATCGTTAAACCCCTTGCTCTCCAATCAAGGCTTTTGATCTGATCTGTCAGTATCGCTCCATAGATCGGCAGCCCATCTGGTAAAACGATTTCAAACGGATAACCTTTTACTTGTCCGGTAATTGGACAAACGACTGCAAATCCTGTTGCTCTATTGAAAGGTTCAGGCGATATGACCAAGGCAGGACGCTTTCCTGCCTGTTCATGGCCGGCCTGGGGATTGAAATTCAAGTAAACCAAATCACCACGTTTAGGAAACATCATATCAATTCACTTCCTGCTGTTCCGAATTCAATTTCATCATGTCTATTTTCTTCTGTTATTCCGGACAGCAGTTCTTCAAGCGTTGGCTTTTCCGATGCTCTTTTCAAAATAACAGCTTGATCCTCAACAATCATTTTAATTTCTGATCCATCGAAAAATCCGATTTTGTTTGCTATCTTTTGAGGGATGCGAACGCCCAAACTGTTTCCCCACTTTTGGACTTTTGCAGTCAATTGGAACACCTCTTTTTCATTGTTCGCATTCATTTTACCACTCCTTCAATTAAAAGTATATACTAATCTATACATTTCAAACGTAAAATATTCAGTTTGTTTTTTGTTCGATTAGTATTTTTATTAATTTTATTGTTAATTTTTATGTTAAAAAAATAGTTAATTTTATTGTAAATACTACTTGTATGTGTGGTGATAGTACGTTAATATACAGACAGTTCAAAGGAAAGGGGAAAATAAAAATGGAAAAAGTTAGGGTTAAGACACGTTTTAAAGATTTACCTGGACTATCAAAAAAGACACGCGGCAAGGCAGCGGTGATCCTGGACTGCCGGGGAGATGAAGATCAAGGGTATGAATACTGGGTGGAGGTTGGGAAGTTCCCAACGCTTAGAATGTGGACTCCTGCTGAATTCCTGGATCTTTAAAAAAGGGCCGGTTCTCCGGCCTGCTAATTAATATTAATATTAATAATAAAATTAATAATGAGGGGAGAATAAAAAATGGCTCAAGTGATCGTATATCCGCATGCTATTGGAAGAATCACAGAGAATGCTTTCTTGGCTTACTTCGATGGGGAAGGCGTTTGGTTACCAAAATCGCAGGTTAAAGCAGAAAAGAGGGAACTTGATGGGCATACCGAATATAGAGTCAAAATGCCGAAATGGTTAGCGGACAAACATGGGTTTACTGCAAAAAACTTCGACGGCTCCAGTATACATTTTCATCAATACGAATAATTGAAAGCTTGGAATGGTGACCTTTAATATTAGCATTAACATTAAAATTAACGATAATAAAATGGATCCTGGCGCTCTCCAGGATCCCAATACAAAACAGGGGGTTGTCTACATGGTAACTGAAACGCTGATCAATAGAAAGTTGGAAATGTTGAAGAAAAATGGCCGGGTGTCTTGCAAATCTTTGGAGGTTGCTCGCGGAGTGATCGATACGGCGGCCAATAATGGGATGATCGTCGATGCTTTTAAAAGTGGCAGCTATGTTGGTATGGGGTATTGGGAATTAAAAATCCGTAAGCATGCGTAAAAATGGATCTTCTTATCCATTATATAAATTCTGTTAATTATTACAAAATGTTTCTTATGAATGTTAAAATGTTACACAAAATGATTTTAAGGGTGGAGAGATACATGAAAAAATGCGTTAAATGTGGATCGAGTCGCATGGATAGTTATGAAACTATAAAGTGGGATGATTGGACCGGGGAAAAGTACACTTTGAAGATTTTTTATTGCTTGCATTGCGGGGCTTCTACATCAAGTGATATATAAAAGGGAGGAAAGAAAATCGATGCCCAAATTAAATAGTCTGGTGGTCGCCGGGGCGGTCGCTCTGGCGGCTTTGATCGGTGTAGGTGTTTATAAATTTACGAGTGATATTTCTGCTGAGGCAAAGATTCAAGCTGAAGCGAATTCCTTGCTGGATGGAACAGAACCAGAGATTGAACCAGCGGACGCTCCGGCGGGGGCTGAGTGGGTAAAAGATTACCTTAACTGGCCGCAGTCGGATGTCCGTCCTCCCTTGCCAGAAATAGAAGAGTATGACAAAAATGTTGTCTGGAAGTCTGGTTATGAAGTAGATGGCAAAGGAAAACTGAAAAAGCTGCATGATTATTATAATCAACTTTTAGGATGGGAAAAAGGTGAACAAATACTTTGGGATACCCTGGATCCAGCTGAAATGGCGGATTATCTCCTGGATCTACATGATTTTGTTGAACCGAGCAAAATGGATAATGATTTAAAAAATGCTGAGGCGCTCCTGGAGTTGGCCTTCATGAAAAAGGATGAGGATGCCTTACACTATGTTCACCGAATCCTGCATGATCTGGACCATCATATCAACGGTACAAAGGTGAAAGAGGTATGGGGTGTTACTGATGCCTTTGATGGAGATGTGGGCGAAGTGACCTACCATTTACTTGACAGCGCTTATTTTGAAACAAATTAGGGAGGGAGTTTTTTATGTCGGTTTTTGAACGGATCGTCATCGAAGCGGAACCAGGATACAAGCGTAAATTAAAAGAAATCGCTGTTTTGACTGATCGAACAATGAAAGATGTAATCCTTGATTACATTGATCAGAAATATGAAGAAGTTCAAAATAAAAAATAGGATGTTGCCTCTTGGCTTCCAATGATTAAAAGAGACTATCTTTCATTTTGATGAAAATAGTCTCTTTTTACCGTTTTTGCATGATATTTTAACAAAATGGCAAATTTGCTTAAATTTGATTGTATAAAGTTAAATCATTGGGTATGTTTAAGGAAATCATTATGTTACAATTATTACATAAATAGAACGAATGTTCCCGTCAGTGAGTATAAAGGAGGAGGCATATGAGCGGGAGTATACTAGATCTTCATAAGAACAGAACCCTTCTTGAGTCAGATGGCGCTCAAGAAGAAAAATGGTCAAGTCGTGATCTTTTTTTGGAAGTGCTTACTCATTTTATGAATCATTCACCCTGTGGTGCTTTTAGTAGTCGGGGATTAGATCTTTCGAATGTACACGGATGTGTGAATGTTCTGTATGTGTACGGTTTAATTACAGCAGAAGAGAAGGATTTAATCGTAAATCATTATAATAATCTAACCAGGGAAAAAGGGGAGCGGGGGGCTTAGGCTTTCTCGCTCTCACCTTTTTCTTTTTTTTCTTTTATTTTTTGAGGAAGTCGCTCTTTGACTACTAACTCCAGCAAGTCGCGGATCGGCTTCAGTTCCTCGTCAGAGAGTGGAACACCATCCCAATGTAATTCTTTATCTGCTAATAGTTCCCTGGCATTTTTCGTTGGCTCTTTCGGATATGGATTGTCCGTTAAGCCGATCAAGTAATCTGCACTTGTTTTCAGTTTTTCTGCAGCATCATGGAGCATTTCCAGAGGTGGTTGTCTGTAATTGCTTTCGTATCCTGCGTATGTTGATCTAGCGATACCTAGATGATCTGCCATGTCCTGGAGCGTATATCCTCTTTTTTTCCGCATTTTGCGGAGTCTGCTCCCAATGTCCATTATTATTCCCCATCTCCTTTTTGTCTATTTATCTTGTTTTCCACTGACTATAGTCATTAGTATTATTCATGATAAGGTCGCAATTAGCAACATCGCTTATGCGCTCTGCATTACTACTCTACAAAAATAATGGTAAAAAAAAGAAGAAAGTACTTGATTATTATGCGAAAAGCATTATAATGTGTTATAGAAAGTTATTCAATTCGCATACATGAAGGGAGTTGATCTTATGGCTAAGCGCCGTGATTGGCTAATTGACATAAGGAAAAGGTTAGGTTTATCGGTTCCTGAAATTGCTGAAAAAGTCGGGGTTGCCGAACCTACCTGGTACAACTACGAAAATGGTCACCGAACGCCGCGAGGATATAAGGCGTTACATATTGCGAACACATTGGGTTTTCCTGTTGATTATTTTTTTTGCGATGATGTTCGCGATTCGCGTCATTTTAAGGAGGTGATATGATTGCCCAAAGTGACGAATGTGTTTCTCGAAAAGCGTTATAAAGAGATGCTCAACTACGAATCCTTTCTGGTGCAATTGGTTGAGTTACTCAAGGGGGCAGGGGAGCCAGAAGTAGCAGCGCTTATCTGCAAAGAGAAGAATGTCATCAAAAGCCAGCGCCTGGATCTGAAAATGACGCTGGAACGACAAAAGCGACACGTTGGCTAGAACGTATCGCTTTTGATGGACCGACTAACAAAAGATCCTACCAACATTATAGTTGGTCGGTCCTCCTAAAACAACACTAAGGAGGAATTTTGATGAATTTAGATCGATTTGCTGTTGGCCTTGCTGATCCACAAGCGGCCAGAGAAGTTGGAGAATGCGAGAATTGCGGTGGCGAAATTTACGAAGGTGAACAAGTTGTGAGATATGACGGCGATCTGTTTTGCGATACCACTTGCTTATCTGAATATCTCCTGCAGAATGCGCTCTATGAGGAGGTGGTCGTGTGAAACCGATTGTCGCTGTTGAAACGGCCAACATGACCGAGCAGGAATGGCTACAAGCACGGACAAGGGGGATCGGTGGATCTGATGCATCCATCGTCCTCGGACTCAATAAATGGCGCACACCGTTTGAATTATGGCTGGAAAAGACCGGGCAGATCACACCGGAATCTGCAGACAATGATGCGGCTTACTTTGGAACCCTCCTGGAGGATCTGGTTGCAAAAGAATTTGAGAAGCGCACTGGTAAGAAAGTTAGAAGAAGAAACGCCATGTTTCAGCACCCTGAACATGATTTTATCCTAGCAAACGTTGACCGGATGGTGGTTGGTGAGAAGGCCGTTCTGGAGTGCAAAACGGCGTCAGCTTATCGTTTGAAAGAATGGGAAAGTGAAGAGATCCCGGAGGAATATATCGTTCAAATTCAGCATTATCTGGGCGTTATGGGACCTGAATATAAAAAAGGTTACTTTGCCGTTCTGGTCGGCGGCCAGAAGTTCATCTGGAAAGAGATTGAGCGTGACGATGAATTGATCGAAATGATCTTTGCGGCTGAGGTGGATTTTTGGAACAATCACGTGTTAGCGGAAGTAGAACCTCCCCTGGATGGATCCTCTGCGGCAGAGAAATTCCTGAAAGAGAGATATGCAAAGGCAGACACTGAGAAATCCATTGATCTTAAAGCTGAATATAAACCGAAGATTGACCGGCTCCTGGAAGTAAAGGAAACACTAGAAATCTTAAAAAAAGAGAAGCTGGAAATCGAAAACCAAATTAAAAACGAATTGAAAGACGCGACTTTTGGCTTTGTTCAAAACTACCGGGCCGAATGGAAGCAGATTATTTCGAACCGGGTAGATACGAAAAAATTAAAAAGTGAATTCCCGGATATCTATCAGAAAGTTGTGAAACAGTCCATTACTCGCAGATTCGATATCAAGCAAATAGGGGGATGAAAATGGCGACAAACGATACCTTAAAAAAACAAATAGCAAACCGAAGCAAACAAACAGCGCCAGCGGGAGAGGGTACGAGCCTTAAGGCTCTACTCAATTCTCCGGCTATAAAGAAACGCTTTGAGGAAGTCCTGGAAAAACGAGCACCACAATTTACGACTTCGATCATCAATCTATATAACTCCGAAAGAATGTTACAAAAATCGGAGCCGATGTCTGTTATTTCTTCAGCGATGGTCGCGGCAAGCCTGGATCTTCCGATCGATAAAAACCTGGGGTATGCCTGGATCGTTCCTTACTACGATAAAAACTCAAAAACTACTAAGGCTCAGTTCCAGCTTGGATATAAGGGATATATTCAACTGGCACTTAGATCTGGCCAGTATCGCAATATTAACGCGATCCCGGTTCATGAAGGTGAATTAAAAAAATGGAATCCGTTAACTGAGGAGATCGAGATTGATTTTGATGCGAAAGAGTCTGATGTGGTCATTGGTTACGCGGCCTACTTTGAATTGCTGAATGGATTCAGAAAAACGGTCTACTGGAAAAAAGAACACGTCGAACAGCACAGGCAGAGGTTCTCAAAGTCTGGATTCGGTTGGGACAACGATTGGGACGCGATGGCACTCAAAACGGTGATTAAGGCATTGCTTTCCAAGTGGGGGATCCTGTCCGTTGAAATGCAAAAAGCTGTCATTGAGGATGAAGAAGAACGTGATCGGATCGATGTTACTCCTGAAGAAGGCGCTGACAACGTAATTGATGGTGCTGAATTTACAGAACCGGTCGAGGATCCGTTTGAGGAAGAAGACGCCGAAAAACAAAAGACAGAGGAAAACCAGGAGGGTTAATCCCTCCCTGGTCCTATAAGCGAGAGGGGATGGATGATAATGAAACCACTAGGTATTGTAAGAAAACTGGATCCATTAGGACGCATCGTTATTCCAAAGGAAATCAGAAAAACTCAAGGGTGGGACGCTGATCAGCCACTTGAAATGTTTATGACTGAAAATGGGCTGTTGATTCGCTCCTATAGTTCTAATCTTCATACGGAAGAAGTCATTCGCAGTTTGTGTGTTTATGAAAATTCTACGGACAATGCAGAGGCCAGAGAAGTGCTCCAGGCGGCGATTAAACTCATACGCGCTGGTTATGTATCTGCTGGTGAAAAAAAGGATTAAACAGGGAGGATGTGCTGGTCCAATTGTTTGTAGGTGAATGAATCGAGGGAGGGGATCCTGTATGCCGGAGAATGATTTCAAAGTTGATGAAGCTGTTGTTTATGTAACTCCTGATGGAGTAGCTGTAGAAGGCAGTCGTGTTCTTGAGGGTTCCTATGAACATGACAAAACGGAGCCAGGTGATGGATCGGCGGCCTTTATTCGTAAATATAAGGAGTGGATTGCGATGAGCGAATCTCAAAAACGTTTGATATACGGCAGGTTCAGAGGGCATTGGAAGTGGGATCTGGCTGTCGATTGGTTTCAAATGTCCAATGATGATTTCTTTAATTTGTACGGTTTTAATTTTGTACCCAAGGGACGACTTTTTGTTGATGCGAAGAATTTTGTGCAATATGTCAGCTAAGAAATGAACCAGGAGGATTCGCTCCTGTTGTCCTGGGAGGCGTTTGATTTGGCGATTTATCGGATTGATAAAAAAGATAATTATGTGGTCCTGGATAAAGGTTTCCTGAACGACAAGACCTTGTCTTGGCAAGCAAAGGGTTTAATGGCTTATATGCTTTCGCTTCCTAACGATTGGCGGTTCCATATGAATGATCTGAAAAACCGCAGCAGAAATGGTCGGGATGCTACCTACACAATCATGAAGGAATTGATTGATGCCGGTTATGTCGTCCGGCAAGAAAACCGGGAAGATGGAAAATTCGGCAACGTAGATTATGTGGTCCATGAAACAAAACGACCACCGCATCCTGAAAATCCGGATACGGTCGAACCGTTTCCTGGAAAACCGGATACGGGAAAACCGGATACGGGAAATCCGTATCCGGAAAACCCGACACTACTAAATAATAACTATACTAAGTATACAAATACTAATAATGATGATGATAAGGGGTCAGCATTCCGTTATTACGAGCAACATGTAAACCCGATGCTGTCACCTATCGATATTGAAGTCCTTAATTACTGGCTGGATCGTTTTCCTGAAAACGTAGTGATCCGGGCCATTGAGAAGGCCCTGGAGCAAAACGTCAGGAAGCTGAAATATATTGAGCGCATTTTAATGCGGTGGGAACAGAACAAGGTGAAAACCCTTGAGGACGTGGAACGCTTAGATCGGCAGTTTGAAATTGAAAAAGAAATGCGATTGAAAGGTGGAGGTGCTCGAAATGGTCAACCAGGAAACCAAAAGATTTACAAGCATAGCCGAGGTAATGGCGGATCTGAAAAAGAAAGCAGAAGAAAAACTAGCGAATTCTACAAACCAGGAAAATGGGCAGACGAGGACATCTCAACCGAAGGACTCATTTGAATGTCCTAAGTGTGAGGATCGGGGGCTGATCTTTACTTCAAATGACAGCGCCAGGATCTGCGAATGCCAAGAACAGCGAAAAATAAAGCGGCTGTTTAAGTCATCTGAAATAACCGAAGAATTCAGGAGGCTCGGTTTTGGGAATTTCATTGTAGATGGAAAGCCAGAACCAGTGGTAAATGCTTTTAAGTCTGCGGTGAAATATTTTAAATCATTCCCTGATATTCGTAAGGATCGAAAGAACAGCATCGCTCTCCTGGGGAATCCTGGCGCTGGAAAAACTCATTTATTGATCGCTGTTGCTAATAATCTATTAAACAATGGAATTTCTGTTCATTATTTCCCTTATCGTGAAGGGTTCGATGAAATTAAAGATAACCTGGACGCGTTGGAAGAAAAGGCTCAGCGGATGAAAGATGTAGACGTGCTGTTGATCGATGATCTGTTCAAACGTGGCGCTACTGACTTTGAAGTTAAAACGATGTACTCCATCGTAAATTACAGATATTTAAACCACAAGCCGATCATGGTGTCGTCCGAGTTCCTGGTGGATGATTTACTGGAGGTAGACGAGGCCCTTGGCTCTCGTATTGTGGAAATGACAAAAGATTACCTGGTGGAAATCGTGGGCGATAGGCGGCAGTTAAACCATCGCCTGGCAAATTAGAAATGGGGGCCTAGTCAATTGAATTTTCCTAAGTTGTTTGAAATGCAATCGTTTCTGGATCAAAATATCCGTTTGACGCAGGGGATCCCGGTTGATAAGGATCTAACCGAGGATAAAAAGGACGCTCTGGACGTTGAGATCTCCGAGCTCCAAAACGAAATAAAGTATTTTAAGTTCTGGAAAAGGCCGGAAACCCGGAAAGTGAACCGGGAGGCGGCCCTGGAGGAGTACGTGGATGGCCTTCATTTCTTCCTAAGCCTGGGGAATGATTACCAGGTTCCACTTGAATGTGGCTACCGGGAGATCCTGGTGAAGGATGATCTCCAGGGGCAATTCCGTATAATCAAGCACTACATTTCGATCATGAATGGTCCTATGCACTGGCATATTGCCTTTGGTCTGTACCTGGGCCTGGCAGAAATGCTTGGGTTCTCTGATGAGGAAATCGAACGAAAGTATTTAGAAAAAAACACAATCAATCATCAAAGGCAAGCTGAAGGCTATTAGGGGAAAGGGGAAGCGTTTATGGAAAATGTGTTTGTTATACAAACAGATGATAAAACCTTTAAAAAAGCTATTTCAGATTTTCTGTCTAAACACTGTCAAAATAATGATGTGAGTGTCGTGGTTTATGAAATGGATCAAGATGGCGCTGATGAAGTTATGAAAATTATAAAAGAAAACAAATGTTAATTTTAATGTTATTTTTAACATTAATTTTGAGGTGAATGTTATTGAAAATTGGCCATGGAAATCGAGGTATGTCATTTGAGAACCTAGTGGAATACACCAATCGCTGTTATCTCTTTAAAGGCATGGCCGATGTACGGAAGGTGGCCACACCTGTGAAGGTTTTACGCATGGTACAAGGCCGGATCCGGGATGGGTTCTATGAAGAAAAATCAACTGTTGATTTTATTGGCACGAGCCAGGGGCGATCTCTGGCCTATGATGCAAAAACAACTAGGGAACGTACCCGGTTCCCTTTAGACAACATCCACCAGCACCAGATGGACTTCCTGAAGTCCTGGCAGGATCAGGGGGCGGTCACCTTCTTTTTAATAGAATTTGCTATTCATCACGAGGTGTACTTTGTTCCCTTTGATCTGGTCCTGGAGTGGTGGCTTAACGCTAAAAGGGGCGGTCGGAAATCAATACCCTACAAGTGGTTTAAAGAGAATTGCTCCCTGGTGAAGTCCAGCCGGGGCATTCCGTTAGATTATCTTAAATGCTTGGAGCGTGAAGCAGATGGCGAACAAAGAAAAGCGCAAAAAGTGGATTAAAAAGCGGATGAAACAACAAGAAAGGGACGCGGAAAAAAGAAGGCTGGATCAGTCCTGGAGGAACATCTTTGTCAAAAGTGGCATTTTGAATCCGAAGGAAACCGAGGGCTGATCAATGCAGGTGGTAGTAATCGACGATAGGGCGGATTGGATGAAAAAAGAGGATGTCTGGTGGGTGTGTTTTTCCAGGTGTCCTCTGTATAAAAAATGCAGCAGTCATTTTGGTTCTAACTGTAAACGATTAGGCGGCGACAAAATTCCAAAAGTGAGGGATAACGATGGATCAAATTAAATACCAGCGTAGTGTCATTCGGTCTGAATATCTAAAAGGGGAAGATTCTGATGATCGTGCAGCTGAAATATTACGATATGGACAAGGAAAAAGGGTACTCCATGTGGGTAAGAAACAAGCGAGAGGTTATCGAAAAGCTGGCAAGAGTAGGAGCATCTCCAGCTGATGTGTTTTACCTGGCCATTAGAAAAAAAGGCGAATCGGACTACAAAGAATATGATCCGGCGATCTTATCAAAGTAAAGGGGAGTTTAGCGGTGGCAAAAAAGAAAAAGAAACGAAAACCACAGCGTCCTGATAAACGCATGACAATGAATCAAGTCTATAAGGCAATGAACCAGATGTGTGAGGAAATTGAGCATGTGGTCCTGGTCACTCTGAATAAAGAGTTTGGCTTTGGTGAAAAACGAAAGGCGCGTTTTATGGAAGCGTTCAGGCGTGAGATGAACATTCATCTTTTGCAACAGGAGAAAAATTGGCATAGACGGGCATGAATGATCTTAAATTATCGAGGGGTGTGGTCATGACATGGTGAAAACGAGTAAAAAAAAACACAAATACGCAGAGCTTGAGTCGTTGCTCCGGCATTATAAAAACTTCAAAACCGGGATTAAAAATTTACAGCAGCAGTTGGATTTTATCATGCCTGGAATCACCACCAGTTATGACATCCAGGAAGGATCTAGGGGCACGTTCGTCATTGATTCCAAAACTGAGCGTTTTGCGATTGATCGGATCGAATCAAAGCGCGCGCTGGACCTTCGTGAAAAAATCAGTATTTATGAGTTGATCGTTTCTTGCATCGATGCGGCCCTGGATGATCTGAACGATAATGAACGGCAGTTTGTGGAGCTCCGTTATTTCAAAGGGAAAACGATTGAGGATCTGGCAGAAATCATGGGATATGCTCCACGCTCTGTCTTTAATTTAAGAAATGAAGTCCTGGAGAGGCTGTCCATTAGCTTAAGTGGAGTTCTCCGGCTTTGGTAGGAGGTATTGGAATGAAAAACGTAGAAAGCAAAGACGCATTGATTGCTAGTTTGGAAGCGAAAGTGGAAGACCTGGAGGCCGACTTGCTGGAAGAGAGACAGGCGTACTACCTCATTGATCGAAAACAGAGGAGCCGGATCACTCACCTGGAGTTAGAAAACGCCTATTTAACCAAGCAGTTGGATCGCCACAGGAACGAAGTAAAAGAGTTGGAAGCCCTCCTGGACAAGATCAAGAATACGTAAACACTCGAATTCATCTTGAGCATTTTTTTGTTTGCACTTTTATTGCAGTTTTGTTGCAGTTTATTTAGTGAAAAACGTGATATTATGGTATTAAGCGGTTATTCCCCTTTCAAACGTATAACTGCCCTAGCGATCTAAGTCCAGCGTCTAATAATGTGCTAGGTGGGGTTGATTACTCCCTACTCCTGTCAACCGTTTCGGTAAATCCGAGGCGGTTTTTTTATTTTCATTCAACATTAATTTTAATATTAATATTAATCATTATTTTCCCATTAACTATCTTCAAAATGTTAACGATTGTATTTTTATTATTGTTTGTAATTACTTTTATGTATTTATTAACGTCATTAATGTTGAAAATATTAATGTGAATGTTGAGGTTATGATTATGGAAATGGTTAAAATGAAAATTAATGATTTAATTCATGCTAATTATAACCCTAGAATTGATCTTCAGCCTGGTGATCCGGATTACGAAAAACTGAAGCGCAGCATTCAAGAATTCGGCTATGTGGATCCGGTGATCTGGAACAAACGGAGCGGCGTGGTCGTCGGTGGCCACCAGAGGCTCAAAGTTTTACAAGACCTGGGCTACTCCGAGATCGATGTGTCTGTTGTGGATCTGTCGGAGGATGAAGAAAAAGCATTAAACATTGCTCTCAATAAAATTGAGGGTGATTGGGATAATTACAAGCTGAAAGATTTACTCGAGGAATTGGATACGGGTGCTTTTGATGTCACCCTGACTGGTTTTGATGAAGAGGAAATCGAGGAGCTCATGACGCAGTATTTCGTCGAGGATGAAAACGAAGTCCAAGAGGATGATTTTGACCCGGAAGAAACGGCGGACCAAATCGAGGAGCCAATTACTCAACTCGGGGATCTCTGGCAGTTGGGGCGGCATCGTTTAATGGTTGGGGATTCTACCAACATTGATGATGTCCTGCGGCTGATGGGTTCGGAGCAAGCCGACATGATCTTTACGGATCCACCGTATAACGTGGATTACGAAGGTGGCAGCGGTTTGAAAATCGAGAATGACAACATGGAAGATTCGGAGTTCTATAAGTTTCTTTATGACGCTTATGTGGCCATGTATACGGTTCTGAAAGAGGGCGGTCCGATCTATGTCTGTCATGCGGATTCGGAAGGACTGAATTTCAGAAAGGCGTTCCAGGATTCTGGATTACTGTTGAAGCAATGCATTATTTGGGTGAAAAATTCCCTGGTCCTGGGGCGGCAGGATTACCAATGGAAGCATGAGCCAATTCTATACGGTTGGAAGCCTGGAGCGGCTCATAAATGGTACGGAGGCCGGAAGGAAACCACTGTGATGGAGGATCCGGTTGATCTGGCCATTACTCCTAAAGGTGATCATACCTTGCTGACGTTTAATAACGGCGTTAGTTCTACGGTTGTGAAGGTTCCAAGCTATGAAATTGTTCACGATGGATCGGACGAGGGGTTCACTACCTGGAGGATTGAAAGGCCAAGCAGAAATGCCGATCATCCGACCATGAAGCCTATTTCTCTTTGTGCGCGGGCTATTAAAAATTCCAGCCAGCCTGGTGAGCGTGTCCTGGATCCGTTTGGCGGTTCTGGTTCCACATTAATGGCCTGTGAGCAAACCGGACGTATCTGCCACACGATGGAGTATGATCCGATCTATGCCGAGGTAATCATTCGTAGATGGGAAGAGTTCACCGGACAAAAGGCGGTTAAATTGGGGTGATTATTGGCTGGAGGTAGGTGCAATGTAATTGAGTAGCCGAAGGGGTAAATATCATCAATGGTTGACAGAAGAAGGATTACTGAAACTTGAAGGATGGGCGAAGGATGGCCTGACTGATGAACAAATTGCCGGGAATATTGGCATAAGCCGTTCAACGCTCAATGAATGGAAAAAGAGATATCCGGACATATCGGACACCTTAAAAAGGGGCAAAGAGGTTGTTGATCGTCAGGTGGAAAATGCCCTTTTAAAAAGAGCCCTTGGTTATGAATACGAGGAAGTAAAAACCTACATCGAGGAAACGGACGGCAAGAAAAAGAAAAGGGTGGAAAAGACCACAAAGCATGTTGCTGGTGATGTAACAGCCCAAATCTTCTGGCTGAAAAATCGAAAGCCTGGCGTCTGGAGGGATAAGAAGGAGACCGAGTTATCCGGCGGTGTTGATCTGAATAATCCTTTCGCTGATCTGACAACGGATGAATTAAAGAAGCTGGTTGAAGATGACTAAACAAGAAAGAATCAAAATGGGTGCAAAAATAGAGCTTGCCAAGCGCGAGTTCTTTTATTTTTGCCATGCATTGGCTCCGGACTTCTATAAACCGGATAGAAAGTTCCTGGTTGATCTATGTGGCAGCATGCAGGACTTTTATTTTGGTGATGATGATGTCCTGGTGGTCAATGTTCCTCCAAGGCATGGGAAGTCAAGGACAGCCGGGCTTTTCGCACAGTGGATCTTTGGAAAGAACAAAAATGAAAAAATCATGACTGGTTCTTATAACGAAACTCTTTCTACTGTTTTCTCCAAACAGGTTAGAAACTCGATCCAGGAAGAAAAGGCCCACGAAGGGACAATTGTTTATTCGGATATCTTTCCTACAACGAGGATCCAGCGTGGGGATGCAGCTATGAATCTCTGGAGCCTGGAGGGTGGTTATAACAACTATCTGGCCACTTCTCCTACTGGAACGGCCACAGGGTTCGGAGCCAGCCTGATCATCGTGGACGACTTGATTAAAAACGACATTGAAGCCTTTAACGCCGACGTCCTGGAGAAGCATTGGTCCTGGTTCGTTAATACAATGCTCTCTCGTTTGGAGACTGGTGGAAAAATCATCATTATCATGACCCGGTGGCATTCGAACGATCTGGCTGGCCGGGCTTTAAGGGAATTGCCTGACCTGGGTTATTCCGTTAAGCACATCAACATGAAGGCTGTCCAGGACGATGGCTCCATGCTTTGTGATGGAATCCTAACCCGGAAGGAATACGAGCAAAAAACAAGCGCCATGAGCCCTGAAGTGGCCAGCGCTAACTATCAGCAGGAACCGATTGATATTAAAGGGCGGCTCTATTCCCGGTTTAAAACGTATGATGATCTTCCTGCAAATACCGTCAAGATTGGCTCATACACCGATACGGCTGATACCGGCTCCGATTACCTGGCGTCTTTCATTTATGCCGAAACAAAGGACAAAGAGGCGTATATCTTGGACGCGATCTATACAAAAGAGCCGATGGAGGTTACTGAACCACTTCTTGCTAAAAAGCTGTATGAACATAAAGTAAACCTGGCCAGGATTGAATCCAATAACGGAGGCCGGGGTTTTGGTCGTAGTGTCCAGCGAATCCTAAAAGAACAATATAGCAGCAATAAAGCGTCTTTTGATTTTTTCTATCAAAACAAGAACAAAGAAGCGCGGATCCTTTCAAATGCTACCTGGGTGATGGACCATATCTATTTCCCTGCCAATTGGCGGCACAGGTGGCCGGAGCTCTATAAGGCATTAACCACCTATCAAAAAGAGGGGAAAAATGCTCACGATGACGCGCCGGATGCGCTGACTGGTGTTGCTGAATCCATCCAAGATCATACAACTGTCAAACTGTTCAAAGGAGGGCTGTAAGTGGATATTTTCGTAATGGATCCAGATGATGATTTAACAAGTGAAAAATTAAAGGAATTTCTGGATCTGCATGCGGGCCGGATCCCTCGTTATCAAAAGTTAATGAAAATGTATAAAGGCGATCATCCTATCCTCCATGAAGATAAAAAGGAGATGGGTAAGCCCGATAACCGTTTAGTGGTCAACTTTGCAAAATATATTGTTGACACGCTGAACGGTTATTTTATTGGTAATCCGGTCAAGACCGTTCATGAGAATAAAAAAGTCGCTGACAAGATGAAGGAAATTGCCAAGCGTAACAGTCAGAACGACAACAACGCCGAGCTCTCGAAGATGTGTTCCATCTACGGCCATGCCTACGAGTTTCTTTATCAGGACGAGGAGGCCAACACGAGGGTAACTTATTTGAAGCCAGAGGAGGCTTTCGTGATCTATGATAACTCGGTGGCCCAGGAGCCCTTGTATGGTGTCCGGGTCCTGGTGGATAAAAATGGCCGAAAGTATGGAACGATTTATTCCAGGAATGATGAACGCGATTTTTCAACCAACGAAAACGCCGAGTTAATTATTGAGGACGTGGGCAAAGAGCACTATTACGGCGATGTTCCCTTGATTGAGTATGTTGAGAATGATGAAAGACAATCGGCATTTGAAAATGTGGAAACGCTGATCAATGCTTACAACAAGGCCCTGTCTGAAAAGGCCAATGACGTTGATTATTTTGCAGATGCTTATCTTTCCATCCTGGGTGTGGAATTGGATGAGGATACTATTAAGCAGATTCGGGATAACCGAGTTATTAATTTAAAATCCGGGGACGCGAGTAAGATCGTCCTGGAGTTCCTGGACAAGCCAAACGCGGACGAAACCCAAGAAAACCTTATTAACCGACTGGAACAACTCATTTTCCAAATTTCCATGGTTGCCAACATTTCTGATGAAAATTTCGGCACTTCTTCCGGGATTGCTCTGAAATATAAACTTCAGCCAATGGAAAATATCACGCTCATGAAAGAGCGGAAATTCAACAACGGTATGATCCGGCGATTCAAAATGATGTTTAATATCCCGACTAACTTCGGTGTGGATCGGGAGGAGTATTTGAACATCGATTATATCTTTACCCGGAATATCCCGAACAACATTGTGGAAGAAGCCGAAACAGCCGAAAAACTGGCCGGGATCGCATCCAAGCGAACGCAGCTGTCTGTCCTTTCTGTTGTTGATAATGTCCAGGATGAATTGGATCAGATCGAAAAAGAAAAAGAAGAAAGTGAAATCAACTCTTTTAACCGGGATATGCGTTCTTCCTTCTCTGGAAATGATGTGATGGAAGATGGCCAAGAATAGGGATTATTGGGCGAAGCGGCAGGAACAATGGTTCAAAAACCAGGACAAGATGGATGAGGCGGTTTCCAAAAGGCTGAAAAAAGAATATCAGCGGACGGCCAAAGGGCTTGAGAAGGAGATTGCCGGTTATTTTCAACGGTATGGAAAAGATAATGTGATTGAATTCAGGGCCATGATGCAGGAGTTGTCGGAATCGGACCGTAATTTGCTGTTTCAGGATATGGATTCCTTTGCCAAAAAGTACCCAGAATATGCCCATCTGATGCCTGTCAGGGAGAGCATTTACAGGCTGAATCGCCTACAGGGGCTACATTACTCCACACAGCTAAAATTGCTTGAGTTGGGGGCTATTGAACAACAAGAGCTTGAAAAACACCTGGAAGCAACATACGGCAAGCGCTACGCCGAAATGATGGCGGAATTGGGGATTGGCCAGCGGTTTCTTTCTATCAATGACGAGGTAATGAGAAGTACCCTTTACGCTCGATGGGTGAACGGTGAGAATTTCTCGGACCGGATCTGGAACAATAAGCAGCGGCTCCTGGAGCAACTTCGGACAAGGTATCGTGATGGAATTGCCAGGGGTGATAATTACGCCAAATTAACCAAAGCCATTTTGGAAAGGTTTGATGTCAGTTACAATGATGCCCGGCGCCTGGTATGGACCGAGGCGTCTTTTGTTTTGAACCAAGCCCATACGCATGCTTACCAAAATGCCGGGGTAGAAAGATACCGACTTTCTGCGATCCTTGACAACAAGACCAGCCCAATTTGCAGGGATATGGATGGGAAGGTGTTTCGCTTTGATGAAATGGAGGTTGGAACCAATTTTCCCCCGTTTCATCCATATTGCCGGACGACCTTCATTGGTGTTTTGGAACCGCGGACCATTGATCCGAAGCGTTTTGAATCTCCAGATGAAGTCAGAGAGTGGCTTGGTAAAGATGATCTGAATTGGATTAAGGGATTATCAGCGGATGAAAATGAAGCTATTCGGGAATATACTGGTACTGCTTATCGAAAAATAAACGGTTATCTTCGTGGTAAACGTCCGGGCAGTGAACGGGTCAAAGAACAAATAAAGCACATAGACGAAGCTATAAGGAAATTTGAGTTAAAAGATGGTATAATGGTGTATAGAAATGTAGGCAGAGACGCACTTCCTTCAAACGTTCCGAGCCTGAAAGACCTGGAAGGAACAATTTATAAAGATGACGGTTATATGAGCACCAGCGTTCTGCGTGAAGGAGCTTTTTCGTCTTATGATGTCATGTTTGAAATAACTGTTCCGGGTGGAAAGGGTCGAGGGGCTTATATCAATGAAATAAGCCTTTTCAAAGATGAAGAATACGAATTTTTAATAAAACGCGGTGCTTCGTTCCGAATAACTGAGGTTGTCGAAGAAGGACGAATGACCGTTATACGAATGGAGATGATTGATGATGTTGAGTAAAGAGGATCAAGAATTTTTGCGTCGCCTTAATGCTGAAACGGATGCTAGGCTGAAAGCGAAAGGCGTTGACCTTGAAAAAGTCAGAAGAGAATACTCTCGCGAAGATAAATTCACGACGAAAAAAGGCGATTTTAAAATAATCGATCCTGAAACCGGGAGGGTTATTTTTGAATAAAAAGCACCGGCTAAATAAAAATTAGTTGGGTGCTTTTTTTATATACTTTTTTTGTTAACACAGCATTTGTTGCTGTGTTTTCTTATGCCCAAAACATGCTTATGGCTCTAAACTGTGCAAGGAAAAACAGTCAAACAAGACTATAAAAAGGAGATTTCACTATGACAATTCTATTAAACTCACTATTACCGTTTTTCAGTCCGTTTGATATCGGCGGTTCCAATAAACATCAAAATTCCCTTTTGAATCTGGATCTGCAATTCTTTGCTAAGGATGGCGAACCTGGCGGCGATGATCCGGGTGATGATCCGGGTGATAAAGGTGGCAGCGGTAATCCTGGCGATGATCCTGGTCAGGGTGATGATCAAGGCGGCGGTGACAAAGGTTCCGATAAAGGTGGAAAAGATGAAAAACTTTTTACCCAGGAGCAAGTCAACAAGCTAATCAAAGACCGGGTGGCGCGTGCTATCAAGGACAAAGAGGAAGCCATTAAAGAGGCTGAAAAACTGGCCAAAATGAACGCCGAACAAAAAAGGGAGTATGAATTGGAAAAACTTCGTCGTGAGAATGAAGAGCTCAAAAAAGCCCAAACTCGCTACGAATTGGGAAGAGAAGCCACAAAAATGCTTGCTGAATCAGGGATTGTTGCAGATGAAGATGTTCTTTCGTTTGTCGTTCGGGATGATGCCGAACAAACACAAGAAGCTGTAAAAATCTTTACTTCTCTCATTGACAAAATCTCGGATAAAAAAATGAAAGAAAAACTAAAAGGGAAACCGCCGAGAAAAGATGCTCAGCCTGACGGCTTCAAGAACCCATTTTCTAAAGAACATTTTAACCTGACCGAACAGGGCCGGTTGCTGAAAACAGACCCAGATCTGTACAAGCAATTGAAAGCCCAAGCAAATTTACAATAAAGGATGATGTGAAATGACTACTCGTTTGCAAGATGTTATTCAACCAGAAGTTTTTACGGATTATGTGATTCAAAGGACTACCGAAAAATCGGCGCTGGTTCAAAGCGGAATTATTGAAAGGAATTCAGAGTTTGATTCCCTGGCCAGCAGTCCGAATACGCTTGTAAACATGCCTTTTTGGAATGATCTTACTGGTGAAGCCGAAGTAATCAAAGACCAAGGGAACCTAACAGCCGGAAAAATCACATCTGGCAAAGACGTAGCGCGAAAACAAGGCCGTGCTCGCATGTGGGGTGCTAATGGCCTTTCTGCTTTGTTGTCTGGTGACGATCCGATGGGCGCTATCGCGGAGTTAGTGTCTAATTATTGGATTCGCGAAGATCAAAAAATGCTCTTAGCTACTTTGGATGGAATCTTTAAAGCTCCTAACATGACAGATAAATTCCTGGATATCACAGGAGAACCTGGTACGGATGCCTTACTTGATGGTGACAGTTTCATCGATGCCGGCCAGCTCATGGGTGATGCGAAGGATTTACTCACCGGGGTAATGATGCACTCTGCTGTTGAAGCCTATCTTGCCAAGCGTCAGCTGATTGAATATGTGCAGGAAGCTGGCCAAAGTGACCGGATTCCGTTTTTCATGAACAAACGCGTGATCGTGGACGATGGCATGCCTTATGATACAGCTTCAAAAGAAGGCGTTATTTATTTATTTGGCAGCGGTGCGATTGCATCCGGTGTCGGTTCACACCCAAACATCATTGCTACGGAAGTAGACCGAAATAAGCAATCTTCCAGCGGTGAGGACTTCCTGATTAACCGTAGAATCCAAATCTTGCACCCACGTGGGGTGAAATGGACGGAGACAGAGGTTGATGCCGAATTCCCAACTAATGCGGAATTGGCCACAGGTGGAAACTGGGAGCGTGTTTATGAGCCAAAGGCTATTCGTGTCGTGAAATTCAAATTTAAGACTGCGGTAACGGAAGACGAAACGGCCGGAGCATAAGAGAGGGTGATCACTAATGGCAGAGGTTTTATCTTCTCCTGATGGAAAATCAATCTCTGATCAAAACCCACTCCCGGTAAAGGTTGTAAGCGGCAGTGGTGATGGAGGTTCGAATATGAGGTTTCTATTCGGTACATCGGATCCTACTTCTAATGATGGCCAGCCTGGAGATGTGTTTTTGAACACAAGCAGCGGTGACATTTTCAGCAATAACAATGGCAATTGGAATAAACAAGGTAATTTAAAAGGCCCACGAGGTAGCCAGGGGGATCCTGGTCCTCAAGGGCCTCCTGGTGCTGACGGGTTTGGTACGGAAGAGCAGTACAACGATATTATTTCGAGGTTAGAAGCATTAGAAAACCCTGAAACGTAAGGGAGGATGAATACGAATGAGAAAGTTCGTTGTTCTTAAAGATTTCAAAGATCTAAAGGATAACGACCACATTTATCGCGCGGGGCATTTTTACCCGCGTGATGGTGTGGATCTGGACGAGGATCGGGCCGAGGAATTGGCCAGTACAAATAATGCTAGGAATGAACAGCTGATCATCGAGGTCCTGGTAAAGGAAGAACCAAAACAAGAGGATTCCCCAGCGGAAAAGAAAGCAAAGAAATCGACAACGAAAACAAAAGCTAAAAAATAAAGCGGTGATATAAATGCTTGACCGTTTAAAAGTCCGGATCCCGGACATTGACGAGACGTTGGCCCAAGAGCTTATCCAAACGGCCACCGACCGGATCCTGTTACGAGTCGGCTTGCGGAAAACGTCCCTCCCTCCTGAATTGGAGTCGATTGGTGTAGAGATCGTCACTGCCATGTATAACCGACACCAAATGAACCACGATGGCGTGGCAGAAGAGCGTGTGGACGTGTTTTCCG